TACTGCTTGGGGAGTTTGTCCGGTGGCGAGCGCGGCAAGCATGTTGTTATCTACTTCGCCGGGGCCTGCGCCTACTCCAGGGATGATTCCGCCCATAGATGCTGGGTTGATTACCTCTTGGCGGCGGGCTGCATACATGCGGTGCAGATCGAGCGCCTGACGTATGGCCATAAGCTGAAACTCGTCTGCGTTGCGGTTGACTGCGGCCTCTTGCATCTTGGCGTAGTAGGCAACGTACATATCGTGTTGGTCATCCTCGAAGACCATGATCGGCTCTTGCGTTTGTAGGTGCCTGATGTAGCGTTCTTCGGGGCCAAGTTCAATGGTTGGTGCGTCGAGGAAGATGTCGGCGTCTTCGATTCCCATTGCATTGCCTAAGCGACGTAGTGCTTCGCGGGTCATGCGCGGTATGCCGCCTTGGAAGGCTTGCTGGGCGTTAGTTGTGATCGTGAGCCATTGCATTAGGGCTTGGATGTCGCCCGAATTGGACAGGTGCCCTAGCTCGACTGGATCAACGTCGAAGCTGAAGCATGCAGTAGCTGGGTCGGGGACACGTATAGTCCGGACTATTCCGTTATCAAGCGGGATGTCTAACTGCTTGCCGAAGATTTTGCGCTGGTACTTGAAGCCGATTTGCGCAATCTTGGTCCACATTCCTGCCATGATCTCTAGTCTGTCTTGGTTGCGCTTGGATGCTGCGTCGGTAATTGCAGCAGCTTCGGTTGCAGACTTGCGAGGGTTGGCAGCGATGCCTCGGTCGCTAGGTGATACGCCAGTAACATCATCGAAGAGGCGGAGGTATGTTTGGAGCGCGGAAAGGTACTCATTGAGAACAGTGCTTTGCTCGACAGGGCGCATGGTTGCGTTAACGCCGCGTGTGTTATCGTCAGGATCAACGCCGATGAATACAGTACCGCCGGGGACGACATTACGTACTGCCTGAATGGCATCATCTGAAATAGCATTCTTATCGAAAAGGATTGTATTGTTGCTCGTTCGGACTTCGCGGTCAATTTGAACAAGCGTTTGGACTATCATGCGCATCAGCGGAATCCAAGACAACACTTCGGCGGCAGGAACGTCCTCGCTAGGAGCGGGGTCTAGGAAGTTACCGATTATGAGGGGGCACGCGGCGATGGTCTCGGTGATTACATAGGTGCCGACTGGGCTTTTGTTTTCTCTGGCTAGGTTGATTTCAACTGCTGCTGCGTCGTCGCGCTGGTTGCGTGTGACGAAAATCGACATGGGGCTACCTTTCGAGGATACGCCGTGGCGGAATCCGTCGTGGTAGACCTCGGTGACGCGGACAATCTCCCAACCGTGCGGCTCTTCTTGGCCTGTTACGTCGGGAACCCAATGTTCGGGGAGATCGCTCCATTGCATATCGTAGCTGTGCCACGTGAATCTGCGGTGGAAGGGTTCGTAGCCGCAGTCGCGGGCCTCGATGGCTGAATACTTTACGCGGTTATAGGCAACCTTGTCGCTCTTGTCGTAGGTAACTTTGACGCCGAAGTAGGGCGAGAGCATTCCGAGGAAGGCTCCTTTGCGCATGGCTGCGCGGAGGTCGCCGTGGTCGGTCATTACTCGGGTCAACCTGTTCTGGTCGTCGGCGAGATGTGCTGCGCCGGGGACGCGAGCCTTGGCGCGGAAGCTGGGGACGCCCGGTGTAAGGTTGGATACGATCTGCCGTAGGCGGGAGAGGAAAAGGTTGGCAGTTGTTTCTGGGGGTCGCCAAGAAAGAGTCGAAAGCGCGTCTGGAATGGTGTGGGCAGGGATGCCTTGCTCGCCGAGAATTAGTCCTGCAACGCCGCCTAGGGGGTCGCGGCCAGTATAAATATCGTTGATAAGTTTCTCGTTACCTACTAACGGCTCGTGAAGGGCGCTTACCGATCCCTGTAGTAGGGATTCGAGTACCTTGGCGGTTTCTTCGGGGAGCTTGTAGGGTTTACCTGTTTGGCCAGTAGTTTCCATCGTTATTTGTCGTCCAGACTTTCAGCGGGTCTCGGCCATTGCGTGATCCCTCGTCTACACCCGGAAGCTGGCCCCGGCGCTCCACCATCGTAGAGAGCAGGGCGAGAGCGGAGATGAGATCATCCGAATTAGATAGCGGGTACTCAATGAGTCGCTGGACGAGGATTTCCCTGCCGGGGAAGTCGTTAGGGAAAATGAGGTAGCCTTTTCGCATTGCGGTTTGCAAGGACATAAGGCGGAAGGCTAGAGACGAAGTACCGATTTTTTGACCTCGTATTTTAACCCCGTGTATCTTACCACGTTCTTCAAGCCAAGGGGCGAATAAAGATTGGGAAGCTACCTTTTCTATCCATATTGATTTAAGTAACTTATGCGTGGGGACGCCAATGTTTTCGATCCAGCAGGCGGCGGCGTCGGCTCCTCCGGGGATCTCTAGCGCGTGGACTGGGACGAAGATGTTGCGGTCGGGCGCAAAGCCTTTGAAGCCAAGGGCTTGGGCGGTTAGGACGCGGACGACGACGATGCCGTTGAGGTCGCCCTTGGTGCCCGTGATGCGTGCAACTGGATCGTAGAGTAGGATCTCTGGGCCTTCGGGTAGCTGTTCGAGTGTTAGCTCGGGATCGGTGGCTGCTTCAACGAGGGCAGGCTCGAAGATTGCTTCCTCGGCGGGGACGGGTTCGCAGAGGTACTGCGCGGAGAAAAATGTGCGGCTTAGGGCTTGCTGCTTTTCGGTGATCTCGGCGGCGTTTAGGAAGGAGGGGCAAAGGGGCCAACTGCCGCCGGGGCCGGGGCCTTTTTTGTCGGCGCGTTGGTTGGTGGGGTTGAAGCCGTCCCAGACTCCGAGGCGAAATTGTGCCCAGTCCTTGCGGCGGGAGAGGAACGCGGTTACGTCCTGGAAGGCCCAAGGGGTGCCGATGTGGTTGATGGGGGAGTCGGGCGCGTACATCAGCGGTTCAAGGGCCTCGATGAAGTCGATGACCTTTTGGCGGCGGGTGTAGGTGCGGCTGTTCTGCTCGTTGGCCGGGTCGTCGATGACGGCGCGGGTGGGGTGGTTGCCCGCTAGGTTCGATTCGATGGAGGCGGCGAAGACGGAGGGTTCACGCCCCTTCCCGGCTCGTCCGTTAATGTTGAATTGGTCGCAGGGTCCCGATTTGCGCACGTCCCCTTGCAGGGCAAGCCACGGGAAGGCTTCTCGCACGGGCATAAAAAGTCCGGGGAGGATTTCAAGTTCTCCGTTAAGGCGGTCACGGATTTCTCCGACAAGTTTGCGGGCAAGATCAAGGGTGGCGCAGGCTATGAGGTTGCGGGACTCGGGGTGCCGCAGGAGGTGGTGGCAGGTGTCGATGACCGTGATGAGCGTTGATTTCGCGTGGCCACGGGGGACAATCGTGCTGGTTTTGGGCTGGGAGTGGACGTGATCCAGCATCCGGGTGTGGAGGGAGCCGAATTGTTTGCGGCTAGTGATCGGCTCGCCCTTGTAACCGATGGCGCGGCCAAAGGATAGGGGGTCGCGCCAGACGGCGAGGATCGCGTCACGTATTTCTTCTGGTGTGTAGTGCTTGTTCAAAATCTGTGGGCCCCCTAGTATCGGTTTTGTACCGGAGTATTGCAAGGGGTAGGCCGGGGGCGGTCGCGGTGGCTAGGGGGCGGGGCGGCGGCCGCGCGGGGGGAGGCCGCGGGGCCTCGTCTCCGCACGGTCGCCTGAAGAGTATGACCGCCGAATTATCGACGGTCACCGCTCCGATATCTATGAGTGCCACGCCTCATAGAATGCTTGGCGCATCCTGTTTAAACGTGTGTCCCAACCCGCTTTTGATATGTTCCACGGCTTGGTGCAACCCTCAAGACCTAGCACTACGCCGAGTGTTTCACGGTCAATTGACGACAGGCTTGCAGTCACTCTCGCTAGCTCTTCAGCCAGCTCAAGTGATGCGCCTGGATCGGCAAGTCGCCCGATCTCGGCAGCGGCATCGACGCCTTCGTTAGCCCCATACCTCTGCCGATGTCGGAAGCCAGCTTCAGAGCCAGCGACAGCAATCTCAGGTCGAGCGCAGGCATCCAATTGGGCGAATGTGCAAGCACCAATGAGTCGTCTACTCATCTCAGGCTCCGGCTCCCACTCCCCAGTCTGGTCTTCTGCCAGCCTGATCCACTTGTCGGCAAACGCGGCGTGCGCCACGTCACCAGTGACGTAGGAGGGCAATGGTGCGCTTGCACCGCGCCTATCCTTTGCAAGCCGTGCGCCAGTAGCGCGGTGTGCCGCGGCGTTGCGCATGGCTAGGTTGTACAGTTGCTCCCACGTCTCGACAGTATCACCATATGGTGACTGCTCAACAGGTAGGACTTGCATCGGCACGTTACGCGGAACGGGTGACGCTGTTACCTCCAAGTTCGGTGCGATCCTTGGGTCGGGTAATTCTGACTGGCAGCTTTTGCAACAGCCGTAACGAAGTCCCCCCACCATATAGAACTGTGACAGTTCGAACGGCGTGAAGTCTTGATCCGACATCAGTTCGATGAGTCGCTGACAACGCTCACAATTAACGTATGGGCAGCTGATGTCGCCCTCTACGTTGTCCCACCAGTTGGAAGGGATCGGGACGTCCTGGGACATCAGTATGGGGCAGATCGAATGTTCTATTGAGTTCATCTTTCTAATCTCCTTTAATGTAAGTAGTGCGGCTCGAATTAAACCGCTGGGAACATTCTACACGCTTTTACAATCCCGTCAACACCCGGCGGGGGCGGTCAAAACTTTCCAAAAATTTCTTGAAAGTTTGGGCAATCTCAGCCGGGTGTCAGCATGACCAACACAGATCTTAAAAGTCTGTCTAAAGCGGATCTCATGACACTAGTTCAAGAGGCGCGGCAAAAAGAAGCCGCTCTTAAAGCTTTGAACGGTGTGAAGATTGAGTACGCTGAGGGCATCAACAAGCAGGACAAGCCCTGGCAAAACATTGGAATCTCCGGTGGCATCTTCGGATGGCCAGGAATTAAGCTTACTCCTGCGAAATGGGATCACATGAAGACCCTTACCCCGCACATCGACGCGGAGGTAGATAATGTGAGGCATAAATTCCCAAAATCATAAACTCCTGGGGTAACCGTAATGGTTACCCCTTTTTTATATATATTTAACCCGAGTTTTTTTACGCACGTAGCCGTGAAGCACTGCGTAAAATCGTTAAACTACACTTCAGCCATAGGAGGCAACCATGTTCGAGGCACTACTAATTCTTGGTATCGGATTAACTGCGGGCTATCTGTTTGTAGCCTACGCTACTGAGGTCAAGCCTGGTGTTAATGAGCCAGGATTATACCGCAAGCTACGCAAACACACTTGGGACATTGAACTTGATAATATCCATGACTCGTTTGTTGCTAGTGATGAAGATTGCTATGTCAACTGTCCCTGCGGAGAGACTTGGCTCCATTGGAGTGAAGAGGGGTGGGATTGCCATACTTGTGGGGGTAAGCAATGAAGCTCTCCACTACACCAACTGGCTTTACTATATGGCTGTCTGCTACCAATACCCAATGCTGGGCATTAGGGTTCAACAAGTGGAACGGCATTAAGTGGCCGTGTTCAGCTTTAGGGGGCAGGCGTTTACGCGCCGACTTCGATACAGGCGGTCTAGTAGACCTTACCATTGACGGTAGAGCTGTATCGGAACGTCTAGAGCTTTCGTCGGATGAGTTAAACGCCATACTCTACGACCACCTCAAGGACTCTCTCCCTACGGATCACTCCTGCTACCACGTTGCTGTGGGGCAATACATTGTGAGGAATACACATGAGCATTAGGTGCAAACATTGCGACTCCCGCATCCCTGAGTGGGATGAGATAGAGGGTTGCTGTCGCGAGTGTTATGAGGATCTTGGGCGTATAAACGCGGCCAGTTTCCTCATTAGCCTCTTACGTAGCTTCGTACATTGAGATACGGGGCAACCTACCCACTTACCCTTCGCCCAATGGCGGTGCATTAGCTGTTTACAAAGTAGACAAGGCATCAACGCTTTGGGCATGGCTTTAGTTTAACAATAGTTCACGGCTACGCTAGAATTGCGTTCATTGCGGGGCAAGGGTATGATTTGCGTATGCGGCTCAGAGTCCTCGATCTCTTCAGTGGAATCGGCGGGTTTTCGCTTGGTCTCGAAAGGACTGGTGGGTTTGAAACTACGCAGTTCGTAGAACAAGACCCCAAGGCCCAGCTAGTCCTCAAAAAACATTGGCCCGACGTAAAAATTCATGACGATATCAGAACCTACGAACCAACCGCCCATTCAGCCGACTTGGTCTGCGGAGGATTCCCATGTCAAGACATCAGCGCAGCGGGACGCAGTGTTGGCATCATCGGTGAGCGTAGCGGTCTCTGGTCGGAAATGGCCCGAGTTATCGGAGTTGTGCGTCCGAAGTGGGTCGTTGCGGAAAATGTATCGACCCTTCGCAGTAAAGGGCTTGCCCTGGTTCTACAAGATCTCAGCTCGCTCGGGTATGATGCGGAATGGCATTGTATCCCCGCTTCCGCCGTTGGTGCGCCTCACCGACGGGATAGGGTGTGGATCATCGCTTGTCGCAACTCCGCCAACGAAGGCGAACCAACTCTGGCCCACCCCAACGACTCAAGAGGTGGAACACCCGAACGCAGAGATATGTCCGAAGACGGGACGAAGACTCACGAAAGACGGGCAGGACAGTCACAGTCTAGGTCTAGCAGATCAAGTTCGACTATCCCCAAGTCAAGTGATGTGGCGCACACCCGGCGCTTGCGATGCGACGCGGGGTCCGAAGAGCTTAGAGTTTTACGAACAGTGCAAGCGGACGGGGCAGTCGATGGTAACGCTAGTGGACGAGGCCCAACACCGTTCGGAGGGGAGTGGGCAGTTGAACCCGACGTGGGTAGAGTGGCTCATGGGATTCCCAACCGGATGGACAGACTCAAGCAGTTAGGCAACGCGATTGTTCCACAGCTTGCCACGCTTATCGGCTACGAGATCCTGAAGAAAGAGTGATTGTGTTCATTGCAGGAAAAAAATTTTTCGGGATTTCTTGAAAGTTTGCCCGATTTGAGCCGGGTGTTTGCGGCGCAGAATTTCTCTAATAGATCATAACCATAGGAGGTTACATGGCATTAACACGCAAACATTTCATTGACTTAGCTGATGTTGTTGTAGAAATGGACGACTACGGCTTAACAGGAGTTCAACTTGAAGGGCTTACACACGCTATCGGCTTCATCTGCCGTAAGCACAACCCTAACTTTGACTACACACGCTTCGAGGACTACATTCTCGATAAGCTCGGTAAGTCTGAGTTCTACCCAATGGACAAAACCGAGGAGGTTAAGTGATGCAGAAACAAGAATACCAAGAATACATTGTAAGTTGGAGTGAGCATCTCGTCTTCGAGAAGGTTGTGTATGCCCTTGATGCGTCTGCCGCTCGTAAAGCTGCCTTAGAGAAGGTGTATGGGGAAGATGCTGTACATATAGTGCATATAGAGCGCGTCTGCCGCGATGCACAAGTAGGTGACGAGGTTTTCGATGCCGCCAAACACGCCACTCTAGACGATTTCAAAGTCACGAAGAAAGGCGTGGAGTACAGAACTAATTACATGGAGGATGAAAAGTGATGGGTGTCTACACCGAAGCTCTGCTGGATGACCTTGGCTACGACAACAAAGAAGATATGCTCATAGACTACGCACTAGAAAGCGTTGTTCCAGGTGTATGTTCAAACAAGGACTGCCTTGCTGTCATCGACGTTGAGCCTGACGCTACACACAATTATTGCGACTGCTGTGGCGGGGGGGAAGTTAGATCCTGCCTAATTATATGGGGGGTAATCTAATGCCACGCTTACGATCAAGGGAGCAATGGATTGAACGTGACACGCCGCTACCTACTTGTGGGTGCGGTTACCCAATGTCTTTAAAGGAATAAAATAATGAAAGTTAATGACTCAGTTAGAACAGTAGTTAGACTGCCTAGAAAGGGTAAGTCTGACATTGTAGTTACAATCTGGAGGTTCGACCACCTTTGGAATGACGTTGATGTGAAAGTAAGTATCGACGGTGGATCGTTTGAGTTCACTTGCCCGGTAACGAGCTTAGATGAATTGGGTAAGTATATCTTTGCGGTATCTACCCTTGAGCTAGTGGCCAAGGAGGAGGAGTGATGCGCAACTACACCGTATCCTGGTTAGAAACGCTTTACTATTGTGTAGAGGTTGAGGCAGACAATATGGATGATGCGGCAGAATTAGCTCACGGCAAAGTTTATGACAGTAAGGGTGACGCTCGTGTGGAAGCATACGATTGCGTCATGACGGACGACTGCATAGAGGAGAAGAGGGATGAGAAAAAGCATTAAAGGCTCGATGGAGTGCGCCCAATGTGATGACGAGTTCGATACATATGGGCGGCTCATCGGGGATGGCTGGAACGAACCCATTGAGTTTATTCCAGTCGATGAGGACAGACTGTGCAATCGCTGTACTGATGGCGATGCCTTTACCATTACGCTGAGCGTGGTGGGTTACGAAAACTTTTCTGAGCTTAACCGCTGCCACGAGTGGAGCGACTTACTAAGCGAATTCGACTCTGTTTACTTAAAGGAGGTAAAAATTGAGCGTACAAACTGAATTTCAATACGGCTACGTCTTGCATCCCAAGGGGGAAGTGGAGGCCATGCCGGAACCTAAGGGTGCTGACGGCGGCTTTAGCCTAGAGCAACTGCAAGATAAGGTAGGCGGCCTCATAGAGCCGATAGTACCTAATCCGCATTTGCTAGGACACGCTGACTTTGCCATTAAAGGTCGCATCTTCTTGGTCAATGAGGAGGGGTTACTGCAAAGGTTGGCTGTCAATCTTCCCGCATCGGGACTACTGGGGCGGACTATCGTAGGGTCTCTCGTTGTCATACCTGAGGAGCTAATGAAATGATCTGCCACCCGAACATTACTTGGGCAAGGGAGATTGTTAAGGAGGCGCTAGGACACGCTGACTTTGCCATTAAAGGTCGCATCTTCTTGATCAAGGGTGACCGAGTTACCGAGGGCGATCTAAACACAATTACGTGGGACAGTCTGATGGGCTGTTACACAATGTCATGGCAAGGGATGCTTCTAGGCATCGAAAC